AGCCCGTGGTGGTACTTACTCGGTAATTATTATAGATGAGGCTCAGGAGCTTACAGAGGATGAACTTGCAGCAATCCTTCCGACAATATCGGCTGCGGCTGATGTTGATGACTTCTTTGCTATGCCTCAGATCATATACTTGGGCACTCCGCCGGATGATACCTGCCACGGAACAGTGTTCAAAGGCTTGCATGATAAAGCACACCTTCCGGATCCGCCACTAACTACTTGGTGGTTAGAGTGGGCCATTGAGGACATGAACAAGGTAACAGCGGAGAATGTTCTGGAACTTGCTTACATGACCAATCCTGCAATGGGCTTTAGAATTTCTGAAAAGACTGTCCTGAATGAATTTAATTCAATGGCGCTGGATAAGTTCTCTCGTGAGCGCCTTGGCTGGTGGAACATCAAGGCATCAGTTGCAGAGATTCCACCTGCTATTCCAAGCGAGAAGTGGGATGCCTGTGCGAGCTTTGAGCCTAAGCCAGAGGGCAAAACTGCTTACGGAATCAAGTTCAGTTCAGATGGTTCAGAGGTGTGCTTGTGTGGTGCTGTGGTGCCTAAAGATGGCCCTGCAAGGATCACCTTGATTGACAGAAGGCCCACAGGCCTTGGAACACAGTGGCTTGCTGATTGGCTTAATGAGAGATACAAAAAAGCCTCTTGCGTGGTTATTGATGGGCGGAATGGTGTTGATGTCTTAATTGACAAGATAAGCGATACATGGAGATATAAGGGCTCAGTCATAAGACCGAGCGCAAAGGATGCCATTGCAGCTGTTAGCTGTTTGATGGATGGAATAAATGAGCAAACACTTACTTGGTACGCTCCACAAGAGGACCTTAAGAACAGTGCAATCACTTCCACCAAGAGAAAAATCGGTGGTGCAGGTGGTTGGGGCTTTGGTGGTGACGATTCAACACCAATTGAAGCTTGCTCCCTGGCGCTTTGGGGCGCTAAGAACAGCAAAAGAGATCCTAATCGCAGTATGAGAATTGGATGAGGTAAGAAAAATGATACTTTCAATCGTACCTGGACAGGTTGCAGGGTTGCCAAAGGTTGACCAGATCAACCTGCAGAACTTAATAAATACTTGGCAGACACATGACTCCAAGAATCAGCAGAAAAACAAGTACTATGAGGGCAATATTGCTCTTGCGGATGTCAATCTGGGTATTGCTATCCCGGAGGCATTTAGAAAACTTGAAATAGGCTGTGCATGGGGTGCAAAGACTGTTGATGTACTTGCAGGCAGGTCCATTTTTGACGGATTTGTGGGCTCAAATGGTAATGAAGTGGAGTATCTTGATGAGATTGTCATCAGCAATGACCTTATAGCAGAATATTCCAAGGCTTGCAGGGATGAGCTCAAGTATGGATGCACCTTTGCGACTCTCTCAAAGGATGAAGAGAAGGGGTGCAAGGTACGCTTTCACTCGCCACAGACTGCATCAGCTCTTTGGGATGGAGAAAAAGGCAGAATCAAGTGTGGTTTTGCCATTATAGACACCGAGCCTGATGATGAGGACAACATAACATGGAGCCCGTCACTCATTAACTACTACACGGATGAGGCTGTGTGGGTACTTGAACGCAGGAATGGTGCTTGGTATGCAACAGAGTTTCGTCACAAGATGGGCAGACCACTTATGGAGGCTCTGATTTGGAACGCAACAAGCAATAAGCCTTTTGGAAGGTCAAGAATCAAGGAACCCATCAGGAGACTCATTGACGGATATGTAAGGACTATTGCCAACGCAACAATCGGTTTGGAGTTCGCTACTTCTCCACAGAAGTATCTGCTCGGAGTTACTGATGAGCAGTATGACGTGCTGATAAATCAGAAGTTTAAGCAGTATGTTGGCTCAATCATTGCAGCAACTACCAATCCGGAGACAGGAGAAAAACCTAGCTTTGGTCAGCTGACACAGGGTAGCATTTCTCCTCACACGGAGATGATCAGAATCCTTGCAACACAGTTTAGTGCAGCAAGTGGTCTTAGTGTTACGGACACAGGTGTTGTCAATGATGCTAATCCGACAAGCTCAGATGCAATCCTGGCACAGAGTCAGACCTTGATTGCTATGGCAGAACAGTTGAACATCAGCAATGGTGATGCTCTTAGAAATATTGCACTTATGGCAACAGCTATTGTGAACAATCTTGCATTGTCGGAGCTTACTGATGATCAGAAGGATGTGATTGCTCACTTCAAGAATCCTGCAATGCCATCAATTGCCATGAGTGCAGATGCAGCCATCAAAATTGCAAGTGCAAGAGATGGGTTTGCGAGCACAGACACATTTTTGGAGATGCTTGGATTTGATAAGGCATCAATTAGACGAATTAAAGCTCAGGAGACTAGAGCAAGAGGCATTTCTGTGATGAATGAGCTTGAGGAAGATATAAATGGAGCTAACGACAGCATGGGTTAATTATGTGAATAGGTTAAGTGCCATAGATCAAACTGCCACGGACAAAGTGGGAACCTTTTTGACTGAGTTCAATAGGCTGGGCGCTTCAGACTTTGATTATGGCAATCCCAAGCACATGCAGGCGCTTATTAATTATGCTTATGGAGTTTCTACCACTTATGGAGAAGCTGCAGCAGCTCTTGCCTGTGAAATGTATGATGCAGTCGGATTAGCAAGCGGAGTATTTGTTGAGTCGGCTGTACCGGTGGATCCTCCAAATATAAAAGATGTAGCTGCAACCATCATTGATGCTGCTGGAGCGAGAAATAACAACATTGTAGCTTCAAGAGTAGGGCGAATGGTAAAAAAGAACGGCATTGATACCGTTGTTCAAAATGCCAAGAGAGATGGAGCAGAGGTTGCATGGGTGCCAAGAGGTGATTCTTGCGCATTTTGTATCACACTAGCCTCAAGAGGATGGCAAAACGCAAATTATTATGTTGAGCATATCCATTCAAATTGCGATTGCACACTAGCAACACGTTTCAATAGTTCAACATCAATCAAGGGTTATGATCCTCGGAAATATGAGGACATGTACTACGGAGCAGATCTTGACGGAGAGAGGGCAACAGCCAAGAACAGAATAAACGCTCTGAGACGTGAGTTCTATGCCAAGAATAAAGAGGAGATAAACGCTCAAAAGCGCATGAATTATGCAGAACGCAAGGAACGCTTGAACAGTTCCGAGGCGGAAGAAATAAACGTGAATTAAGCATCCACATGGGTGCTTTTTTTATGCCAACTCGTGGCTTAAACGAGGATAAAAACACTCATTAGGAGGGAAACACAAATGTCAGAAACTGTGAATCAGGAACCTGCAACTATCGAAGAACCCACAACCGAGGAAAGACGCTTCACACAGGCTGAACTCGATAAAGTCGTAGCCGACAGGCTCGCACGAGAGCGCCAGAAGTACGAGGGATTTTCCGAGCTCAAGGAAAAGGCAGCTAAGTTCGACGAACTCGAAGCCGCCTCAAAAACAGAGCTTCAGAAAGCTACGGAGAAAGCTGAGAGGCTGGAAAAAGAGCTCACATCTCTTAAAAAAGCCGAGGAAGTGCGCACCATTAAAACGAAAGTTGCAACGGAAACAGGAGTACCTGCTGGACTTCTCACAGGCACCACCGAAGAGGAGTGCAAGGCTCAGGCTGATGCAATCCTTAATTTTGCAAAACCTCAGAGCTATCCCACTTTGAAGGACAGCGGAGAGGTAAACAACGTAGGCAAGCCCACCACTAAACAGCAATTCGCTGATTGGGCTAATCAAGCATTTAATTAAACGGAGGAAAATATTATGGCAGTTACAGGAACACCTACAAACAGAACATCTATTGATCTTCCTGTTGATGTAGCACAGGAAATTCTTCAGAAGACTCAGGAAAGCTCAGCTATCATGCAGCTGGCTAGACAGATCGCACTTCCTGGAAGAGGAACAGCAATCAACGTTATCACATCAGATCCCACAGCAGCATGGGTTGGCGAGACAAGCGCAAAGCCTGTTTCTGATCCTGGTCTCGCAACAAAGGTAATGAGAGCTTACAAGCTCGCAGTTATCGTTCCATTCTCAAACGAGTTCAGACGTGATGTAGCATCTCTTTACGATGCAATCGTTCAGAGACTTCCTGGTGCCCTTGCAGCAAAATTTGATGCAACTGTATTCGGAAACGGATCTGCACCTGGATCAGACTTTGACACATTCGCTGGTGTAACAGCTCAGGCAATCGGCGGAACTCTTACTTATGGCGGCCTGGTAGCAGCTGATGGAGACATTGCAGCTCATGGCGGAATCATGAATGGTGTTGTACTTGCTCCTCAGGGCAAGAGCATCCTTCTTGGTGCTGTTGACGGAAATGACAGACCTCTGTTTATCAATTCCGTTGCTGAGGGTGCAGTTCCTATGGTTCTTGGTGCTAAGACTGTTCAGTCTAAGGGCGCTTATGTAGCCGGAACATCACCTGCTCCTAACAAGGTTGGTTTCGTTGGTGACTGGTCTCAGGCACTTTACGGCACCGTTGAGGGAGTTAAGATTGACTACTCATCTGATGCTACTCTTGATCTTGGCGAGGGCGAGACAATCAACCTCTTCCAGCAGAACATGTTTGCAGTTAGAGCAGAAATCGAAGTTGGTTTCCGTGCTGATACTTCTGTATTCAATGCTCTTACTGATGCTACAACCTGATGATTAAACTCATCAATAAGACAACCAACACTCCTATGTGGGTAGCGGATGAGCGCAAGGATGAATACTTGGCGGCTGGTCACAAACTGGCCGCTGAGTCTAGCGCAAAAAAGCCTGTTGAGGAGGCTAAGGTTGAAGATGCAGAAGAGAAACCTATTGAGCCTGTTAAAGAGGAAAAGGTGACTAAGAAAACATCTAAAAGGAAATGAGGTGATCAAATGGCTTACGCAACATATCAGGACGTACAGGCTCGGATGAGTCGAACAATGTCGGAGAGTGAACAGGCTATTTGCACAAATTTGCTTGATGATGCAGCTGTTACTATTGATTGGTTTAATGTCAATGCTTCAGCTGACATCAAGAAACTCGTTTCCGTAAGGATGGTGATGAGGGCCATTGGTGATGGCACAGATGGAGTTCCTGTTGGTGCTACACAGGGCACAATGACTGCTCTTGGTTACTCCCAGAGCTGGACACTCTCAGGCGGTTCAAACGGAGAACTTTATCTCTCTAAACTTGAAAAGCAGATGCTTGGAGAGGGTAACAGCATTGGTTCACATTCACCATTAGAGGATATGATTCCACAGGAGGTATGAGCATGAAAGGCACAACAGTGACCCTATACGAAGAGACCATAACAGGTTATGACAGCTTTAATGCTCCGATAGTTACACGGACACCTGTTCAGGTTGAAAATGTACTGATTGGAGAACCTTCCACGGATGATATAACCTCATCTGTTTCAATGTATGGAAAAAAGATCACTTATATGCTAGGGATCCCAAAGGGTGACACCCATGACTGGGTTGATAAGCGCATTGATTGGACGGATGCTTATGGAATTACACATAAGTGCAAGTCCTTTGGTGTACCTATCACCGGAATTGAGGCTAACATCCCTGCAGGTATTCCTTGGCACATGAAAGTGAGGTGCGAGTCTTATGAAGGTGGAGATAAAACTTAATCTTCCAGGAATCAACAATGTTATGAAAAGCCCTGGAATCCAGAGTGCCTTGATGTCTTGCGGTAATTCTGTGGCAAACAATGCAGGTGCTGAGTATGCTGCGGATATTAACGTAGGAAGATGGATAGCATTTTGTAATGTGTTTCCAAACTCAAAAGATGCAGCACATGATAATTACACTAACAACTCACTTCTTAAAGCTTTGAGTTCGTCTGGACTTAAGCTGTCAAAAGGAGCAGGAAGATGATTGAGAGCACGATTTTAAGTTTTCTGAATGAGGCTGAGTTAAATGCTCCGATTTACATGGAAATCCCTGCAAAGATGCCTGAAGAGTTCTATGTTATGGAGAACACTGGGCAGAGCATGACGGACCATGTAAGAACTACAACCTTGGCAGTGCAGTCTTATGCGCAGTCAATGGAACGTGCAGCGGATCTGGCTTATGAGATTGACGAAGTGATATTAACAAGACTTCCGGAGCTTGATGAAGTTGCCGGAGTCAGAGTTAATTCGGTCCACAATTTCACAGACCAACGC